GTTTCCAAAGCTTACTATACCGTTGGCTAATCAACAGTCTACGCTGGTCTTAATTAATCAGCTAAAGACCAATATTACCAGCAATATAGCAGAAGCAATGACAACGCCGTTTGTGGCCCCCGGAGGCAAAGCAATAGAATATTTCTGTTCGCTCCGGATTTGGCTTACAAAGCGAAAAGCTAAAAATGCTTTTGTAACAGACGAGGTAGGCTTTCGGATTGGTTCGGAGGTCAAAGTTAAACTAGAGAAGTCTAGATTCGGCTCGGAAGGTAGAAGGGCTACATTTAAAATCCTATGGGGCTCAGATGTAGGTATTCAAGATGAAGAGAGTTGGTTGACAGCTATAAAGCTATCGGGGACTGATCGAATGAAACAAGGCGGATCATGGTATACTTTGATTGACAAAAAAGGCAAGGAGCACAAATTCCAAGCTTCAAAGTGGACTGATAAATTAAAAGATGATAACTTCCGACAGGTTGTGTATGATATCATGGACGAGGTAATTATCCACAGGTTTGACCAGTCAGCAACCGAAATTGATATCGGCGAAGAATAAAATAAATTTACTTGACAAAACCCTGCCTCCATGTTATATTATTAGCATGGAGGTTTTTTTATGGAGGAAAAGATGAAAAAGGTTATACTGATTGATGCGTTGAACTTATTTATAAGAAACTACGTGGTCAATCCAACAATGAGTCCCAAAGGTATGCCCCTTGGTGGCTGCATAGGGTTTTTAAAATCACTGCAAAAGATATGCAGGATTTTAAATCCGGATGAGATTATAGTGTGCTGGGATGGCATCGGAGGATCTGCGAGGAAAAAGGCTATTGATAAGGATTACAAAGCCGGCAGGAAACCCTTGAGGTTCAACCGCAGAATGATTAAACTGGACCCAGAGCTACAAGAGCAAAATAAGGTATATCAACAAGTCAGATTATACGAATATTTAAATGAGATGCCAATCATACAGGTGGCGATTGATGCCATTGAAGCGGACGATATTATAGGTTATATTGTTGGCCAGTCTTACTATGATGGTTGGGAGAAGGTTATTGTTTCGAGCGACAAGGACTTCTTTCAACTGGCCTCGGAGGACACAACGGTTTACAGACCTATACAAAATAAATTTATAACGGTGGAAAGCCTGCTTGAGACAGACAAGATTCACCCAAACAACTATGCTCTTGCAAGGGCTATTGTGGGTGATAAGTCCGATAATCTTCCGGGCATTAAGGGCATCGGCATGAAGACGGTTGCAAAATCTTTCTCATTTCTTGGTGAGTCAAGGCAAATAGGTGTTGACGAATTCATAAACTTCAGTTCTAGTCAGGAGTCCACAGTGCAATCTAAGGTCTACTCAAATGCTAGTTTAATAGACAAGAACTATGATATGATGCAGCTTTATAGCCCCAAGATAAGCTTAACCAACAAGCAATCAATTGATTATCAAATACAGAATTTTGACTTTTCTTTTGTTAAACTTAATGTGACTAAAATGCTGTATGAAGACGGCCAAGGATCAGTGAATTTTAATCCGCTTTATATTTTGCTTAAAGCGCATGCAACCAAACAAACTTTAATGGAGGAAAAATGAAAATTATTTATAATAAATCAAAACTGCTAAAAGAGTGCGAACTTCAATATAACCCAATGACTATATATGTGAATGAGTTTACCAACAAGTCCGCTAAAGAATTCTCACAAAAAATGACCCTTGCTCACAACACAGGCCAGCCAATAATTCCAATAATCATAGACTCTTACGGCGGAGAAGTTTATTCTTTGATGAATATGATATCTGAAATAGAAAACTCAGACCTGCCAATAATGACGATTGTTCAAGGAAAAGCAATGTCATGTGGCGCAGTGCTCCTATCATTTGGTGACGACGGGATGAGATATGCCGACCCGAATGCAACAATAATGATTCATGACGTAGCCTCTGGTGCCTTTGGAAAGGTTGCGGAATTAAAATCAGATGTTAAAGAGGCCGAAAGGTTGAACAAAAAAATCTTTGCCATGGTGGATGAAAATTGCGAACAACCCAATGGTTTTTTTATGAAAAAGCTAAAAGAAAAAGATAGAGCAGATTGGTACTTGACAGCAAAGAAAGCAAAAAAACTCAATCTTGTCAACCACTTACGAATACCAACATTTAAGGTTGATGTTGAGGTTAAGATGAAAATAAAATAAATTTTTGTCCTTGACAAACATCTTGAATCGTGTTATATATTTATATTAAGTTTTGGAGGAAACTATGGCTAATCAAACGGAGACCCTTTCCCGTTTCGGGAAATCGTTTCAGGAGAAGCTTTGCCAGCTTATCTTGGAAGACAGACCTTTCTGTGATCAAATCTCGGAGGTCTTAAATATTAATTTTTTAGAATTGAAGTATCTGCAAGTCTTTGTGGAGACAATCTTTATGTATCGAAATAGATACAAAACTCACCCTACTTATGAGCTTATGGCAACAATGCTCAAGTCGGGACTAGCTCAAGAAAATGAAGCTATCAAGAAACAAGTAAGAGAATACTATGCCAGAATTATGTCTGGTTCCGTTGAGGGGCAGGAATACATTAAAGAGCAGGCCATAGATTTCTGCAAAAAGCAAGTATTGAAAGAAGCAATGATAAAGTCAGTTAAGCTTCTTAAGACATCGTCATATGACGAAATACAAAAGATAATCAATGATGCTCTCAAGTTAGGCGTTGAGAACAACTTTGGTCATGATTATCTAAAAGACTTT